CAAAATAGTTTGCTTGATCAATTACTAAAGAAAACTCTTCGTCATCTAAGTCTTGAGCTGATACAGTTGTACCACGTTTGTACTCTTGAACTGAGATTTCTGGTTCTTTTAGAATTTTGACTGTATCGCCTTGAGCAGCGATTTCACCAAAATAGTCTGAGTTTGTAATATCACCTACAACCGTAGTTTTACGGAATGCAAGCTGGACCTTTCTGGAATAAATCTCGCTAGAGAAATTTCCATTGGGCAGGTTACCATGCCCTACTGCACTTGTAAAAGCCATAATAAATCCTCCTTATTAGATGTTTGGCTTATTTAATGTAACCAGACAATCACTTTAAGAGGCTGGTGTTCAAGGGTG